ACGATCGGCACATGATGCCGGATCTTCTGGAATTTCTGGGGCCTGACCCGGAAACAATCAACCTGCCCATTAAGTTTTCTGTCTTCCTGGGCACGAACCCGATACAGGAAGTGGAGCGGTTGCGGGCCATGATCAGAAGCGGGACGGTGGAACGTCTGGTGCTGGGCGGCCACGTCTACGGGGGCTATAAATGGGCCATTACCAAAATGTCCGCAGAATTGAAGACATTTGACAACCGGGGGAACTGCTGGGCAGCAAATACCACGCTGTCACTGAAAGAATACGCCAGGAGGTAGCCGCCGTGTCGTGGATTTTGAAGAACAACGGAAAAATTCTGGAAGATATTTGCCTTGACCCGCAGACGGTGGAAGAAGAAGTGCTGATAAACGGCGCGATCATCCTTGACAGTTACTTAAAGTCTGTGACGTTTATACGGGGACTGGGCATGAACACAGACCGATTGCACCGCCCTGTAAACGTGGTGGCAAATGAAATCGTGGCGAATATCCACGATCAGTTTGAACAGTACGAACCGCGGGCGATCCTGGGGGAAATCACGGTGGAAGCAGGCAACGTTCGCGGTGACATGGATATAACGGTTGAAATTGAGGGGGTGCGGGACGTTGATTAAGCGGGAATATCCAGATATTGAATTTGTGGAAACCGACACGGAAACCATAGAAAACAGCCTGATTGCGCTGTGGGAACTGATGTATGAGAAAATGACCGGGAAGAAGAAAAAAGTTTATCCGGCTTCCCCGGAACGGCTGTATATAGCCTATACGGCGGCAATCATCGTCCAGCAACGGATTATAATCAACGAAACCGCAAAAAAGAACGTGCCGCGCTACGCAAACGGGAAATACCTGGACAGCCTGGGGGAGCTGTTCAAAGACACGTTCCGCCTGCCGGAAGCAAGGGCAACCGCCATTTTCCGCTTCCACATTTCGGAGCCGCAGCCGCAAAGCGTCATTGTGCCGCAGGGCACGCGGATCAACTTTGACGGGGAAATTGTTTTTGCAACTACGGAAGAACTGGAAATCAAAGCCGGGGAGGAATACGGGGACATTCTGGGCGAATGCCTTACGCCGGGGATCGTAGGAAACAACATTGCAGCCGGGCAGATCAAAGAAATTATGGACACCTACGACTTTTATTGGAAAGTGGAGAATATCACGCGGACAGCTGGCGGCGCGGACAAGGAAAGCGATCAAAGCTACTATGAGCGCTTGCGGGAAAGCATGGAAGGGTTTAGCACAGCTGGCCCCGTAGGCGGGTATATTTACCACGTCAAGAGCGTTTCAACAGCCATTGCGGACGTGACTGCCACAAGCCCGGAACCGGGGCTGGTTGATATACGGGTGCTGCTGAATGGCGGGGAAATGCCCACGGAAGCAACCATGCAGGAAATTCAAGACGCTTTGAACGCAAGCACGGTTCGACCGCTGACAGATAGGGTGATCGTGTCAAAGCCAGAAGAAGTCCCTTTTTCTGTTGATGTGACAATCTATCTTCCGCGCTACAGCCAAACCAGCAGCACGATCATTGAAAGAGACGCAAGAAGCGCTGTGGCCGCATATATCAAATGGCAAACGGAAAAGATGGGGCGGGATATTAACCCGTCCCGTTTGCACAATTTCTTGATGGAAGCAGGACTGAAAAGGGCGGAGATCCGGAAGCCTGATTTTACGGTTGTCCCCGAAACGTCCGTGGCCCGGCTGACCGGGGAAACGGTTCTGAACGGGGGAACAGAGGATGAATAACGATATTTATAGTATCGACTTCACACAGATTTTTCCGACAGCCCTACAGCATGACCCGAAAATGATCGCGCTGGCGAAAGGGTTTGCGGCGGAAGCGCTGAAAGTGAGCGGACATCTTAACGATGTGCTGATCTATTCGCGATTTGACGAACTGCCGGAAGCGCTGGTGGATATTTTGGCCTATGATATGCACGTTGACTGGTACGACTACGATATGCCGCTAAAGGTGAAACGGGAAGTTGTAAAAAACAGTGTTCGGGTGCATAAGCGCATGGGGACAAAGTACGCTGTAGAAACGGCGCTGGGGAGCGTGTGGCCGGAAAGTGAAGTGGAAGAATGGTTTGAGTATGGAGGGGAACCGCATCATTTCAGGATTGTTTGTGACGTTACGGAAAGCTACATAACCGTAAGCTTCAAGCGGCTTGTGCAGGCCGTCTATATGTATAAGCGCCTGTCTTCCCATTTGGAAAGCGTGGTGTACCAGGCGCGGATTACCTGCATCATACAGACGCACACAGATTATTTTGTGTACCACAACCCGCTAACGGATACGCTGCGGGCCGGGACGCATCCATACCGGATTATGATCGGCGGCGTGGCAAACGCCGCTATTATCATAGGCACGGCGGCGGCGGGGTTTATCTTCACTCCGCCGCAAGCCGGAACCATCCCGCAGCGCAATGTTGTTTTCCGGGGCCGGGAAGACCGCATAACCATCCAGGCAGGCCGTGCGGCCTATGGGTATAAAAACACCCAGGCGGGAACCGTGGAAGCTGGTACAGAACCGCGCAGGGCCGTTTCTGGCGGTGCGGCGGAAGCAAGCCTGATCGCGGAAACAGAAGCGGCGGCGGCTGTCTACAACAACCCGCAAGCCGGAACGATGCCGCAGCGCAATGTTATTTTCAAAGGCAGGGAAACGGCGGTGGAAGCGGAAACAGAAGCGGCGGCGGTTGTCTACAATACCCCCCAGGCCGGAACCGCCCCCCGCCGCGCTACAGTGTTCAATGCCCAGGAAGCCCATATAACCGCCCAGACGGGAGCGGAAGCGTCAAGGTATACAAACACACGGGCGGGAACTGTGGAAGCAGGTACAGAGCCGCGCAGGGCCGTACAAAGCGCCATTGCGGCGGCGGAAGTAGTTACAGAAACGAAAGTGGAAGGAAGCACGTATGCCGTGCCCATTGCGGGGACAGCGCCGGGCCGGAACGTCATACCGCAAATAGCGGACGAAGACGGGGCCGGAACGGTGGAGGGCAGGGCGTTTAAGTATAATTCTAAGCGGTGCGGAAGTCCCCGGAAATTGTAAGGAAGGAGGAAAAACCATGCTGGAACCCCAGGCATTTGAGGACGTGAAAACGTTTCTGGATGATATTATTGCCTATGCCATGGTAACGGTGGACGGGGAAGAAATCAAATGCCCGATCCACCGCCGGGAGCGGATGAAAGACGGGCGCGTAGCGGTGTATATCCAGATCACGCCGGAGGAAAGCAGAAGCGTGACCGTCCAAAAAGTGCAGCTGTACAACAAAAACCGCCAGCTGTGGGCCACGAAGGGGGAAGGGATTCTTCTGGAAGAAGCCCAGGAAGGGGTTTTGTACCGCTTCACATTTAAGTTTTTGGAACAGGAGGTGTAAACCGTGTACACAGAAAAACAGTGGCTTGACCATGTAACGGAATTTGAAGACCGCTACACAGAACAGGACAACGGGGACGGAACGATCACGCATATCCCTGTGGAAGGGGAGGTTTTACAGGAGGGAACCCCCCAGAGCGCGAAAAACTTCAACCACATGGAATGCGGCATTTCGGAAGCCCACGAAACAGCGGCGGCCCTGCTGGTTATGGCCCGGCACGCCCGGCAGCAGCTGGAAGACCTGGCCGGGGAAACGCTCCACGTGACGCTGAACAATTCCGAACAGTACCCGTTTAACAACAGCAAAAAAACGGTTGCCCTGGCCGTGCGCCGCAATAACGGGGAATACACAGTAACCCCGGAAGTGGTGAGCGTGGCGGGCGGCAGCCTTAAAGGCGTGTCCGTTTCGGACAAACTGGCGAACGGCTTTAAGGTGGAATTTTACGGGAGCGCCACAAGCGTTACGCTGAAACTTCACGTAAAGGGGGGCTTCTACAGTGGCTAACGTTCATATCAAATCGGAAGCGCGGCGGCAGCATGAAGCGGCGGTTTTGCGCTCTTACGGGGTATCCGGCAAGGGAACCTCGGAACAGCGGGAAGCCGCCGCCGTGATTGCGGCCAGAAGCAAGGAAATCATGAAGGAGGAAAAAAGACGTGGCTAAAATCAACGTGATCGAGAAGACACCGGGAAAGCACCTGGAATACCGGGTGAGCGGGGAAAAGATCATTTTCGGGGACGATGATCTTTCCGTCAAACTGTCCACGCGGGAGCGGGACGAAGAAACCGTGCTGGACATTACGGCGGACAAGGATCAGGGCCTTATGATGGGCACGGGCGGCAACGCCCACAACTACGCCGCCCAGATTGTGATCCCGGCCCGCAGGTATGAGGAACAGGAAAAGGAAATGGAGATCGGGCGGGACGAAGACGGCGGCCCCGTCATGGGAATGGGAACCGTGCGCGTGCCGCAGCCGTTTGACGTGTCCCGCTGTACACTTTATCTATGGGGAATGGAGGAATAAAGAAAATGGCGAACAATTTTGACGATCTGGCAATGGCGGTGGCCGCGTTCGGCGCAAACAACCGCGTGATCCTGGACGATCTGGGCTATCCCTCTATCATGGTGGGCGTGCCGAAAATGAAGTATTCCGACATTATCACGGACGGCACGCAGGAGGTTTTGCCCTGGTGGATTGTGGATGGCGTGGAAAAAGATGTGATTTGGGTATCCAAGTACCCGAATATCATCAAGCACGATCGCGCCTACTCCCTGGCGGCAAAAGACCCGGCGGCGGTGCTGGACTTTGACACGGCGCTCACCGCCTGCCGGAAGAAGGGCAACGGCTGGCATTTGAACCAGAATGGCATTTTTGCCGCACTGAACCTGTGGAGCCAGAAAAATAAAACCGTTCCCCGTGGCAACACGAATTGGAGCGCCAGCTGGACGCATCCGCATGAGCGGGGGATCACAACGTATTATAACAACGAAAACGGAGGGCGCACGGCAACGGGCAGCGGCCCCGTAACCTGGAACCACGATCACAGCCCGGCGGGCATTGCCGATCTTTGCGGCAATGTCTGGGAGTGGGTGGCGGGTTTCCGCCTACTGGACGGTGAGATCCAGATTATCCCCTATGGCAACTCCATGAAATCTACATGCAGTATGGCCGCCGCGTCCACCGAATGGAAAGCGATCAAGGCGGACGGCTCGCTTGCGGAGCCGGGGGCGGCGGGCACACTGAAAATTGACCGTGAAAGCGCGGCCAGCGCAGCTATTGTGATCAATACAAGCGTAACCACGCGGACAACGGACGCAAACGATGCCAACTGCGTATTTAAGGACACAAAGACGGCGGCGGGGCTGACCATCCCCAAAATCCTGATCGCAATGGGGCTTTTCCCTGACGGCGGCGCAGCCTACGGCGGCGATCACTTCTGGGCGCGGAACAACGGGGAGCGGTTGCCGCTCCGGGGTTCCA